GCACTTCGTGCAGCCGCTACAACTGGTGCAGCTTTGTCTTCTAGCGCATTTGCGTTAGCAGTTCCAGCCTAATAGTTGCCTTTTCCCCTCGCCTTAATCGGTGGGGGGATTTTTTACATCAAGGAGATTTATTATGGCAGCAGCAACAGCAGTCACAGCTCGTAGAGGTAACGATCAGTTTCGGGGTCTTTTCTCTGATACTTGGGCTGTTACAGCAACACTTAACGCCTCATCTTTAGCTGATGGCGTAGGCGAGACAAACACCATCACAGTACCTGGCGTGGCTCTAGGCGATATCGTGATGAACGTAAGCATGGGTGTAGATGTCTCTGGCATCTCTATTACACCTTATGTTTCAGCGGCAAATACTGTCTCTATTCGTTTCCAAAACGAATCAGGCGGTACTTTGGACTTGGCAAGCACCACAATTAAATGTGTTGTAGTTCGCACAGTCTAATAAAAGGGGGCTAAAAACCCCCTTTTTAATGGAGTTTTTATGGCTACTTTTCGTTGTTTACAGTCTGGTACTTTAATAACTTTCACCTATCAACATGACATTGATAGCATGAAAGGTCACGAGGGTTATGTCAGAGTTGATGAGAAGACTCCTGTAAAGCCTATAAGTCAGTCAGCACCCGTCAAGAAGATGGGTCGCCCAAAGAAAGTAGACAATGTCTGAGATTGACCCAAGAGAATTTGGAAAACTTGAAGCCCAAGTAGAGGCTTTGCAAGTTGAGGTATCTGCTATGCGTGAAGACATTAAAGCCCTTCTTGAGATGGCTAACAAGTCCAAAGGCGGGATGTTTGTTGGAATGGCGATTGCCTCTGTCATTGGCGGTGTTATTTCATTCATTGCCACAAAGGTCATCAAATGAGCCTCTTAAATGGCGTTGTCTGTCCTATTGCGACACAAGATATTTCGGTCAATCTGAAGAATCGAAACAATGCCTTTGCTAAGTTTGGCTATGGCCCGCCCAACCCAGACGAAGCAAACGAGGCGTTCTGGCTCAAGAAGGCCAAGATGTACAACGCTCCTACCGAAACAATCAAGAGTATGCGCTGTGGAAACTGCGCTGCTTTTATTCAAACCCCCAAGATGATGGCTTGTATATCAAGTGGTCTTGAAAAGGACGAGGGTGAGAAAGAATTATCTTATGACCAAAACTTCATTAAAGCGGCTGATCTCGGATACTGCGACTTATTTCAATTCACTTGTGCTGCCGCCCGTACTTGTGATGCGTGGAAAACTGGCGGGCCTATTACTAAGGAAAAACCATGATGTACGGAAAAACTAAGATGACTAGCCCTAAAACGGCTAAAAAAGAGTCTCCCAAGGGTATGCCATTGGCAATAATGATTGCTGTTGGTAAGCCTAAAGGTAGGGCTATGCCTGCTCGTGGTGGTCGAACAGCTACTAACATGATGAAAAAAGCAGGTCGTGGCAAATGAAAAAAACCAAAGCAGAAGCCAAGATTTCTAAAGTAATGAAAGAGTATGGTGCGGGTATGTTGCATTCTGGCTCTAAGAAAGGCCCTGTAGTCAAATCTAAAACCCAAGCGATTGCGATTGCTTTGGCAGAGGCTAATAAGGCTAAAAAGAAATGAAGCCCAAGTCTAAGGTCAACCAAGCGGGTGTATACACTAAGCCTACCATGCGTAAAGCCTTGTTTGAGAAGATCAAGGCGGGTGGCTCAGGAGGTGATCTTGGCGAATGGTCAGCCCGTAAAGCACAACTTCTTGCTAAAGAATACAAAGCCAAGGGCGGTGGGTACAAGACATGAAGAACCCTCAACAGTCCCTGAAAGATTGGTCTAAGCAGAATTGGAAAACAAAATCTGGTAAACCTTCATCTGTTACGGGTGAGAGGTATTTGCCAGAGGCGGCTATCAAGTCTTTGTCTTCCAAAGAGTATGCGGCAACCACCAAAGCCAAACGTGAAGGCACAAAGGCTGGTAAACAGTTTGTTGCCCAACCTAAAGCGATTGCAAAGAAAACAGCAAAATTTAGATGAGGTAGATATGAAGAGTCCTGCTTGGCAAACAAAAGAAGGAAAAAACCCCAAAGGGGGCTTGAATGCTAAAGGCAGAGCATCGTATAATGCAGAAACTGGTGGGAATCTAAAACCACCCGTCAAATCGGGAGACAACCCTCGCAGGGCATCCTTTCTAGCACGAATGGGCGGCAATTCTGGCCCTGAGATGAAAGATGGAAAGCCTACCCGACTTTTACTTTCTCTTAGAGCTTGGGGCGCAACGTCCAAGGAAGACGCTAAAGCAAAGGCTAAAGCGATCTCTAAGAGGAATATGAAGTGAGACCTGTATCTGTCGGTAAGAATCTAACTGCTAATACGGCTACTACGCTGTATACAGTTCCTACTGGCTATTACGCTAAATGTTCACTCTTGCACGTTTGCAATACTTCTCCTAGCAAGCATATTTCTTTTAATTGGTATGACGCAAGCACTGCTACAACAATTGTAGTTGTGAGTGAGCAAGTTTTATCTGCTAGAACAACACTAACACTTATCTCAAATGGGCAATATTTTGTCATGGAAGAAGGTGATTACATAAGTGCTACTTCTGAAGCGGGAGCAACAATGTCTGTACTTGCAACATTTGAAATTGAAGGGTCACAGAGAACATGACTTACTTAGAACTTGTTAACGATGTGCTAGTTCGCTTGCGTGAAAGTACAGTTTCTACTGTTGGCGAAACAACCTATTCTTCTTTGATTGGAAAGTTTGTCAATGATGCCAAGCGTCAGATTGAAGATTCCTTTAATTGGAATGTTCTTAGCACTACAGTGACTATCACAACTGTTGCCAATACACACGCTTATTCAATGACGGGTGCGGGTCAGAAGTTCCAAGTTAACGATGCTATCAATTCAACAAGTTTTATTGGTTTAAAAAATATCAGTTTTGTGGACATGAACCGCAAACTGAACTTTGGTACTCCATCAACTGGCATACCTTCTGAGTTCACCTTTGATGGTGTTGACTCTAGTGGAGACACAAAAGTAGAGTTATTTCCAATTCCTAATGGGGTCTATACAGTCATGTTTGACTTGGCTGTACCACAAGCAACTCTGTCATCAGATGCTACATCTGTGAAAGTTTTAGATTATTTGGTTGCCCAAAGTGCTTATGCAAGGGCTTTGATTGAGCGTGGCGAGGATGGGGGAACTGCCTCTTCCGAAGCCTATGCTTTATTCAGGGGAATGCTCTCAGATGCCATTGCACTTGAAGGCACTCGCTATGTAGAAAACAACTTTGAACCCGTGTAATGTCTAAACCTTTACAAAGTTACAGTCTTTCAGCACCAGGCTTCTATGGCCTGAATACTGAAGAATCCCCACTTGATTTGGGTATTGGCTTTGCTTTGGTTGCGACTAACTGCATCTTAGATCAGTATGGTCGTATTGGTGCTAGAAAAGGTTGGTCAAGGGTTAACTCATCTTCTGGCGATTTAGGTGCTAATGATGTTGGTGTTATCCATGAATTAGTCCAGACTGATGGGACTTTGACAGTTCTGTTCGCAGGAAATAACAAAATATTCAAACTTGGTGCTTCTAACGTAGTAACTGAGTTGACCTATGGTGGTGGAGGAACTGCTCCTACTATTACTGCTTCTAATTGGCAATGTGCTTCTTTAAATGGCATTGCATATTTTTTTCAAAGTGGTCACGATCCTTTGATTTATGACCCCGCTATAAGTACATCTACTTATCGCAGAGTCTCTGAGAAAACTGGTTATGTTGCTACAGTTCCACAAGCAAACATCTGTTTATCAGCGTTTGGTCGCCTTTGGGTGGCTAATACTTCTACAGATAAAGTAACAGTTAGCTTCTCTGATCTAATTGCGGGTCATGTATGGGGTGGTGGTACTTCAGGCTCATTAGATGTTTCTCGTGTATGGCCTAATGGTGCTGACGAAGTTATGGGCTTGGCAGCGCACAATGACTTCTTGTTTATCTTTGGTAAGAAGCAGATTCTTGTTTATTCTGGTGCTTCTACCCCCGCAACAATCGTTCTAAGCGACACAGTAGGTTCTATTGGGTGTATTGCAAGAGATACAATTCAAAGCGTTGGCTCTGATGTTATTTTCTTGTCAGACTCAGGCGTTCGCTCACTGATGAGGACTATTCAAGAGAAGTCCGCTCCCTTGAGAGACTTGTCCAAAAATGTACGTTTTGATCTGAACTCATCATTGGCAAGCGAGACATTGGCTAATTTGAAGTCTGTTTACTCAGAAAAAGAAGCCTTTTATCTACTTGTTTTACCCGCTACTTTCCAAGTTTATTGCTTTGATACCAAGCAGTCTTTGCAAGATGGTGCTTCCCGTGTAACCAAGTGGGATTCTATTGCGCCAACATCTTTACGTTCTTTGCGTAATGGTGACTTGTATATTGGTAAAAATGGGTATATCGGTAAGTACAGTGGCTATTTAGACGATACTTTAACGTACCGATTTGCGTACTACACAAACAATGCTGACTTAGGAAATCCTAATCAAATTTCTGTTTTGAAGACTATTTCAGCCATTGTAATTGGTGGATCAAACCAGTATTTATCAATCAAGTGGGGTTTTGACTATTCTGGTGCTTATCAGGCGCAGAATATTTACATTCCTACTCAAACTAGTTACGAATATGGAACTGCTGAGTATGGGATTGCAGAGTACACAAGTGGCGTACCAATTAAAACACTAAGAGCCAATGCTTCAGGTGCGGGAAAGATTGTCCAAACTGGATATGAAACTACAATTAACAATGTTTCGTTTTCTATTCAAAAGATTGAAATTCAAGCCAAAGATGGCAAATTAGGCTAAGAGGTAAACCATGAGTAATTACACTAAGACCACAAACTTTGCAACCAAAGATAATTTAAGTCCAGGCAATCCTTTAAAGATTGTTAAAGGTACTGAGATTGACACTGAGTTCAACAATATTTCTACTGCTGTTGCGACAAAGACAGATAATGCTTCTGCCGCAATTACTGGCGGTACAATTGTTGGCATTACTGATTTAGCGGTTGCTGATGGCGGTACTGGTGCTTCTACAGCCGCTAATGCAAGAACTAATTTAAGTGCAGCCGCTAGTGGTGCAAACTCTGACATTACTTCTATTACTGGCCTTACAACAGCTTTAACAGTTGCTCAAGGTGGTACTGGTGTAACTAGCTCAACAGGTACAGGCAATGTAGTGTTGTCAAACTCGCCAACACTTGTGACTCCCGCATTGGGGACACCCTCTGCACTTGTTGGAACAAACATTACAGGAACGGCATCTGGCTTAACTGCTGGAAACGTAACAACAAATGCTAACCTAACAGGTGGCGTAACTTCGGTTGGCAATGCTGCCACAGTTGTGACTAACGCTAACCTTACAGGTGCAGTTACTTCTGTTGGCAATGCAACGTCTTTAGGATCGTTTACTTCTGCAAACTTACTTGCCGCATTAACTGACGAAACTGGCACTGGCTCTGCTGTATTTGCAACATCACCAACGCTAGTAACCCCCGCCCTTGGTACTCCAAGCGCATTGGTGGGAACTAATATCACGGGTACTGCTTCAGGTTTGACAGCGGGTAACGTCACGACAAATGCTAACTTGACAGGTGCTATTACCTCTACTGGTAACGCTACAGTTTTGGGTTCATTTAGCTCTGCAAACCTTTTAGGTGCTTTAACAGATGAAACAGGAACAGGATCAGCAGTATTTGCTACTTCTCCTACTTTGGTAACTCCAATATTAGGAACACCAACAAGCGGCACATTGACCAATGCAACTGGCTTGCCTTTATCTACTGGCGTGACAGGAACACTTCCTGTTGCAAATGGTGGAACAGGTCAAACAAGTTATACAGATGGTCAGTTGTTGATTGGTAACTCTACTGGTAACACTCTTACTAAAACCACTTTGACTGCTGGCTCAAATGTGACGATTACTAATGCCGCAGGTGCTATTACCATTGCGGCATCTGGTGGTAGCACATCTCCAGGTGGCTCTACAACTCAAGTTCAATACAACAATGCAGGTGCATTTGCTGGTATTACAGGTGCTACTACTAACGGCACAGCATTGACTCTTGTTGCTCCCATTCTTGGAACTCCCGCTTCTGGCGTTGCAACCAACTTGACAGGTCTTCCTTTAACCACAGGTGTTACAGGAACTCTTCCTATTGCTAATGGCGGTACAGGATTAACATCAACTCCCGCTAATGGTGCTTTGGACATTGGTAACGGCACAGGTTTTACACGTACAACTTTGACTGCGGGTTCAAACATTACGATTACCAATAGTTCTGGTGGTATCAGTATTGCGGCTGCAGGTGGAACAAGCCAATGGACAACTACTGGTTCTGATATTTACTACAACACAGGTAATGTTGGTGTTGGGACAACAACTCCCTCTTACAAAATTACCTCGTCAGTATCAAGTACAAACACATCAATTCCAAGTTTTGCAAATGGTGACATAACTGTTGCAGCGATTAACACTGGAACTGCCACCGCAAATCAATTAGTGCCTTTTTTGTTTAGGTATGCGGATGGAACTTACAACGGAAATAGCATAATTACGGCACTTAGAGAATCTGCGACAGGCCGTCAACAATCTTTTGTGTTTGCGCCCTCTGATTCAAGTGGTACTCCTACAGAACGAGCAAGATTTAACTCTACTGGCGCATTTGTTTTTAATGGTGGGACAACTACAGCTGATGGAATTGGCATCACATTCCCCGCAACTCAATCAGCATCTACAAACGCTAATACGCTAGATGACTATGAAGAAGGGACTTGGACACCTACCATTACAGGAAGTTCAGTAAGTGGGACGCAAACTTATTCAACTCGTTATGGCGGCTATACAAAAATTGGCAGACAAGTAACATTGAATTTTTATCTCTTACTTACAGCAAAAGGAACAATTGCAGGAGATATATCGCTGAGTAACTTACCATTTACAACAAACAGCGCAAATGATGCTATACGTTATGGAAGAAGCCTTTTTGGTTTTATCAATCTTGCTACCAATTGGAGTCATTTGGGGTCATTAAATGATAATGGCTATACTTATGTAGGCATAAACGGAATTAAAGCAGCAGCAGGTTCTGTAGTTTTATTGACAGCCTCAGACTTAAATGACACTTCTCATTTATATGGAACTTTAGTTTATAACGCTGCTTAATTTAACACCAAGGAAAATATCATGGCTCTTACTAAAACAACTGTTGTTGACCAAATCACAGTAACCGAAAACGGCTCAATTCTTTATCGTGAAGCTACACGCATCATGGAAGATGGCAACCAAATTAGCCAAACCTACCATCGTTCAAGCCTCACACCCGCACAAGACCTGACAGGCATTCCCGCCAATGTTGTTGCTATCTGCAATGCGGCTTGGACAGCAGAAGTTATTGCGGCTTATCAAGCGGCACAGGCTGCTGCTGAAGCTGCACGCAACGCATAAAGGAAAATATCATGGCTGTAACAAGCGAACAAATTTTAGGGTTTCTTAACGCAAATCCTGGCATAAGTGATGCCGAAATTGTTGCGGCTATGGAGCAATATGGCGTATCCCCTGCTCAAATGGCTAGTGCTGTTGGAGTATCAGAGGGAGAGGTTGCGGCTCGTGTGGCGGCTACTGTACCTCAAGGTTCTTCCATAACGCTTGGTGACACTCGCATTGTTCCTGAGTACCGAGTTACTGGTTCTGGTGAAACACAAGAGATTGGTGGACTTCAGAATGTTTACACATCCAAAACTACTGGCGATGTTAACTACAGAGACCCTGTTGGATCAAAATATCAACAATATAGTGCAGATGGCACATTTCAACGAACTGGCACTACACAAGAAGTAAACGCTGGCAAAGACTTCCTAAAGTTCGCTCTTGGTTCTGCGGCTTTGTTTGGCGGTCTTGGTGGTGGATTTGAGAGTCTATTTGGTGGTGGTACTGGTGCAGGATCAGCATTTGAAGCCGCCAATGCAGGTGCTGGTGCGGGAGCTGACTATCTTGGTGGCTCTTTAGCCAATGTTGGTGCGGCAGGGACTATCGGTAATACAGGATTGACTCTATCTGAGTTAACTCAATTAGATTTGTCTCTTGGTGGTGCTGGTGGAACAGCGGGCGCATTGACACTTGCTGAACAACTTGGTGGATTAGCGGCAGGTACTTTAACAGGTGCGGCCGTATCTAATCTTGGCTCAACAGTCGCAGGAATGGGTACTGGAACAGGATTGCTTGCAGGTGCAGGTGGACTTGGTTTAAGCACTACTGGCGCAGGTCTTGGTGCGGCAGGAACTGGTGCAGGTATTACATTAGGTTCTGGTTTAGGTACAGGTTTAGGCACAGGACTTGGAACTACGCTTGCTGGTGTCGGCACAGGAGTTGGCACTGGTCTAGGTACTGTTCTTGGAGGCGTAGGAACAGGCGTTGGTACAGGACTTGGAACAGCACTAACTACAAACAATGTTGCAAAACTTATTTCTGGTGGACTTGGTACTGCGGGTAGTTTGCTTCAGATGCAACAATCTAAAGAAGCGGCTCAACAAGCTCAAGCACGAATTGATGCTGAGACTGCTGCGGCTAAAGCTGCCGCTCAATTTCGTCCTGTAGGAATGACTACAAGGTTTGGTAGCTCACAATTCCAAGTTGATCCTAGAACAGGTCAATTGATTAGCGCAGGATATACATTAAGTCCTGAAGCTAAATACGCTCAAGATAAGTTAGTTAATCAAGCTAATTTAGGTCTTCAACAGATTGAACAAGCTCAAGGTCAATTTGCACCATTGCAAACAGGCGCACAAAGGTTGTTTGGTCTTGGTAATCAATATTTGGCTCAAACTCCAGAAGATGTTGCAAAAAACTATCTTGCTTCACAAATGCAATTGTTACAGCCTAGCCGTGAGATAGAGTTAGCCAATTTGCAAAACAGACTCCAAAAACAAGGCCGTGGCGGTCTATCTGTTGCCCAAGGTGGTGACTTGGGTGCTACAACTCCTGAACTACAGGCTTTGTATAACGCCCGTGCTCAACAAGAAGCTCAGTTGGCGGCTAATGCACAACAATATGGTCAACAACAGGTCGCCTTTGGTGCGGGACTTCTTGGTACGGGTGCTCAGACTTTGGGCAACTACTATGCGGGTCAGCAACAAGCCTATGCGCCTTATACAACTGCTTTGGGACAAGTGCAAAACTTGGAGACATTAGGACAACAACCATTGACAATGGGTGCGGCTCTTGGTCAACAGGCGGCTACAGCGGGTGCAAAAGCTGGTGAGTTGGGACTTGGTGGTGCTAGGTTGAGTACAGCCTTGGCAACAAGTGCAAATGCTACTGCTAACCCTTATGCACAAGCATTGATGGCGGCAGGTAATCCCAATGCCATGTTTGGTCAAGCACTTGGTAATGTGTTTGGCGGTCTATTTTCGTAAGGATTTATCATGGCAAGTATAGTAGAAGGTCTTTTCGGCATGACTCCTGAAATGTATCAGGGTCAACAATACCAACAAGATTTAAAAACAGGTTATGAACTAGCACAACTTGATCCTGGTGCTGCCGCAAGAGCACAGTTGGGTGCAAATGTTGGTCAAATAGGACGTGGGTTTGCGGGTGCTTTGGGCATTGAAGACCCACAATTAAAGCTAATTAGTGCTCGTAATGCTATTGCTCAACAGATAGACCAAACTAACCCTGAGTCAATCCTAAAAGGTGCTCAGATGTTGGCGCAAATGGGCGACCAACAAGGTGCTATGGCATTGGCTCAATATGCTCGTCAAGCACAAGGTGAGATGGCTCTTGTTCAACAGAGAAGGGCGGCAGAGCAAGCATCTTTGGCAACAACTGCTAAGACTCAACTGTCTATTAGGCAAGAAGAGCAATTACGTGATGAGTTGTCTAAATTACCACCTGATGCAACGCAAGAGCAAATTCTTGCTGTTGTAACTAAGTATGGTTCACCAGATAAAGTATTGGCAACTTTACAAAGCTCTGCTGATAGAGCTGCTCAAAGAGAGCAATCTGTGCAACTTCAAAGAGAGCGTATAGATGCCCAAATTCAAGCGGCAAAAGATCGGGGTGCAACGCAAAAAGAAATTGCTCAAATGCAAATAGATGGTCGTACACAAATTGCTGAATTGGTAGCATCGCTTAAAGGCCCAAGTGCGGCAGTTTTGAAAGCTCAAGAAAAAGCTGAAAAACAAGCTGAAGGGCAACTTGCTTTAGGTGATACTCTTTCTACAGCAGAAACTTTAGTAAAAGATTTAGCCAAAATGGGTGGAATGACAAGCACATCAAAAGGCCCTCTTGCAAACTTGGTGACATCTTTACAAACAGGTACAGTTGGTCAAATGGGTGGTCGTACATTTGGTACAAAAGAGCAAGCAAAACGTGATGAACTTAAAAGCGTCCGATTGCAATTGCTGAATGCTGTAAAAGAAGCTACAGGCATGAGTGCTCAACAACTTAACTCCAATATTGAATTGAAAACATATTTGGATTCTTTAGGTAGCGAAGGTATGACAAAAGAGGCAAACTTGGCGATCTTAGATAATCTATCAAGGCGTTACCTTAAAGGTGAAGCTGCTCAACCTGCAAAAAATAAGTCTGACCCATTGGGTATTCGTTAAGGAGTTTTTATGGCTACGATTGCTGAAATTCGTAAAGAATATCCTCAGTATTCAGACATGACTGATACTCAGTTGGCTGATGCTTTTCATTCAAAATTTTATTCAGACATACCAAAAGACACTTTTTATACGCAACTTGGTATAAAAACAACACCCGTATCAAGCATGGAACTTATGTTTGGTGCTGGTAGCCCTATTGCCAGAACAATTAAAGGTGCGGTAGTAGACCCTGCGTTGGCTGTTAATCAGTTGTTAGCAAGTACGGGTTTATTTGGTGGCGAAATCAAAAAAGGCGCAACTCAACTTGTTAGTGATGTTGAACAAGCAACTACTGAAGGTCGTGCAAGAGTTGGTAGCAGTGGTTTTGATCCATACCAATTATTAGGAAATGTTATTAGCCCTGTGAATCGTCTAGTTGGCGTTACACAAGCACCGCTGTCAGGACAAGGCTTAGCGGCAAATATTGTTCGATCTGGAAGCACTGGTGCGGCTTTAAGTGCCTTACAACCAGTAAATGCTCCTGTAGAACAGTTTGGTGAACGAAAATTAGAGCAAATAGCTACGGGCTTTGTATTAGGCCCTATTGTAGAAGGCGGTGTAAAGGCTGTTGGCGGTCTTTTAAACACATTAAAAGGGTTAACGCCTACTGGTCGTCAGGAGTTCATGCAAAAACAATTGAATGAACTTGCTGGGGCTGATCGAACAAAAGTGATTGAAGCATTGCGTGATGCTAAAGAATTAGTAAGTGGTTCTCGACCAACTGCGGCACAAGCAATTTCTGATATTCCTTCAGCAGTTGAACTTGCGGCAGCGCAGAGTAAACTTGCTAGTAAAGCAAAAGTAGCAGGTCAATTTCAAGAGCGTTTAGTAGAACAACAAGCTGCTAGGGCAAGAGAGATTCAATCTGTTGCTGGTACTGAAGCGCAGAAAGCCGCTTTAATTGCAGAGCGAGAAGGCGTTACAACACCAATGCGTGAAACTGCACTTGAACAAACTAATCTTGCAGGGCCTATCTTTACTAAGTTAGAAAAAGAAATTTCAGATAAATTTAATAGTTTGGCAGCTGCTGAACAAACATCTGGAATGACTGGTTTAGCGGCAACAATTCAAAAATCTGTGGCAGAAAAAGGTCAACCTGGTTGGTTGTCAGCAGGTGATATTGCATCAGAAGCGGCAGGTCGGGCAAAAGCATATAAGGAACTTGCAGGAACATTGCGTGGTGAGGCTCAACTAAAACAATTTCAGCTTAATAGCTTAGAACAAAATGGATTCTTTCCATTACGTGCATCCGATTTAACAGACCAACTAGATAAAGCCATTCGTGGGACTGTATCTGACCAAAGCAAAGCTGTTTTGCAAGGTATTAGGGATAAAGTTGTTTCTAAAGCTGATGAAAATGGCTTGTTAAATAGTCGTGATGTGTACGAAAACATTAGAAAGATATCTAATCAAGATGTTGCAAAAATGCTTAATCTTGGTGAGCAATATGCTTCTGGTGGAATTCCTCAACAAGCGGCTAAAGCCTTGGGAAGTGCAAAACAATTTATTGATGCGTCTTTAAATAAATCATCTGATGGATTGTGGGGTAAATATCTTACTTCTTATGCAGATTACAGCAAGAAACTCAATCGCATGGAAGTTGGAGATTACTTATCTAAGAGTTTAAACACTCCGTTAGGCAAAGAATCTGCTGGTGAATTTGCTACCGCTGTTGAGAATGCGGCTGGAACAATTAAAAAATCTACTGGTATTCCTAGATTTGAGAAGTTGTCTGACGTTCTTTCTCCTTCTGAGGTTGCTTCTGTAAACAACGTATTGGCAGACCTAAAGAGGGATTCAAAAGCAAAAGAACTGGCAAGAAAAGTTGGTGCGCTTGATGTTGGTGGCCCTGACGTTCTAAAAGAAGCCCCCCAACTGTTAAACAGAACATATACAGTAATGAAGGCGGCTGTTGAATACTTGCAAAGAGGTAATGCAGACGCTTACAACAAACAGATGGCTGAGTTGATGATAAACCCAGGTGCTTTGGCTCAGTTTATGACTGTTGGCATACCTAAAGGTAGAACAAATGAGTTTGTTTCTTCAATGATGAAGTTAATGGATGCTCCAACTAGATCAGCATTTATTCAGTCTTTTACAGTGCCCGCTGCGGCTAAAGAAGTTGGGGACTCACAACTTACTATGGCTGAGTAATGAAAGACTTTGCCGAAGCATTTGTTGCGGCAGTCTGTATCTCTTGCTTTGTTGTCTTTTGTAGTTACATCATTCTTTGGGCGTACCCGTGAGATGGCTAGTAGCACTTGTTTTAACTCTATCGCTTCAATCTACAGGACAAGATTTATGTAGTGTGCGTGAGTTTTATTCAATTGCTTACACAATCCACAACCCAAGTGAACGTCATCAGCAAATGTCTATATGGCTTACAAATCATCAGAAGTTATGCAAAAGTTCCGACTTTGTTGTAATTTGGAATAACTTAAGTGAATGGGCTGGTGCGGCTGATGGTGCAGAGTTAAGACATAAGGTTATTCAAGGGTATAAGACAGCACTTGAGAGGGAAAAGAAATGATTGATACCATCAAATTGTTCCCGACTGTTCAACCCTCTGGGTATCCAGATAGACATGACCTTGCCCAAGTTAAACTAGAAAAACAGCATGAAATGAACAAGGTAAATGAGTTAGCCAAGCAGAAACAGACAGAACTGCAAGATTTAGCATTTGAGATTTATACAAAAAAAGTAGTTCAAGAGCGACTCCGCATGGAGATATTTCAGAATCGTAAACTGGATATTTATGTATGACCAAGAAACCAACGAAACCACAGATAGAAGTCAAAGACAAACTAACCCTTTGGGTGACTCTCATGGTAAGCGCAACCCTGTGCATCTCTGTTTTGGCTATGGTAATCAGCTTTATGCTTGGCCTTTGGGCAAAAGAAGTGGACAACGCAGAGATATTCAAGATGATTTCACCCGCTTTTTCTACTCTTATCGGAGGCATGATTGGGTTCCTGAGTGGTATCAAACTGATGCAAAATGACGAAAAATCTAAATGTAAGGACTGATAATGCTTTCTCTATTCTCAACACTTGGCGGTTTACTTATCTCTGGTTTACCAAAACTACTAGACTTCTTTCAGAACAAGGCAGACCAAAAGCATGAATTAGCTTTGGCTAACATTCAAGTTCAAATGCAACTTCAGATGATGGCTCAAGGCTTTGCTGCCCAAGAACGCATGGAGGAGATCAGGACAGACCAGGTTGCCATGCAGTCTGAAGCACAGATGACTGAGGCGGCTCTAAAGCACGATGAGAAGGTCTTAGAGAAGGCTTCCCAATGGGTCGCCAACTATGTCGGTACTGTTAGACCTACAGTAACCTATATCTTTGTGTTTGAGTTGGTTGGAATCAATGCTTGGATTGCTTACTACATCTATTCCCGTCCTAGTTTAGTAACTAGCATGGATGACCTAATTCGTTTGTCAGACATTATTTTCTCTACTGATGAGATGGCAATGTTGGGTGGAATTATTGGATTTTGGTTCGGATCAAGAGGTTGGAGCAAGAAATGAAGATCAGCAAAGAAGGTGAGGACTTGATGCACTTCTTTGAAGGTTATAGAAATCGCCCATATAAATGCAGTGCAGCCATTTGGACGATCGGTTTTGGTCACGCTATGTACGCAGACCAATTAAGCCTCCCAAACGTCCGAAAAGAGGGTTACACAGGGCTTATCAGGTCTGATTACCAACTCAAGGGG